TGTACCTCATAGCCAAGGCGCTCCAATTGCTGGACCCACTGACGGAAGGTCTGCCCCTTGCGAACCTGGCAGGGGCGTCCTTGCTCAGTGAGTGGGCCCCAGTCCGCGAACTCCTCGACGTTCTCCGCCATGATCACTCGCGGCCTGCAGCGGCGGGCCCACTTCACGCCAACCCACGCAAGCCCCCGGCGCTTGTTCGATACCGGCTTACCGCCTTTGGCCTTGCTGTGGTGAGTGCAGTCTGGTGACAACCATAGAAGCCCCACAGGCAGGTTGCCGGTGGCATCTATCGGGCTGACCTTGAACACGCTCTCGCAAAAGTGGCGGGTGTTTGGGTGGTTGATCTCATGCATGGCCACCGCGAGAGGGTCGTGGTTGATCGCAACATCCACAGGCCTGCCGATCCCCTGCTCAATGCCGCAGGAGGCGCCACCGCCGCCGGCGAACAGGTCCACTACAATTTCCCTGCCCAGATCCAGCGGCATCTGGATGGTCTGATGACAGCTCATGCGGCGGCCTGCAGGTCCGCGACAGTGACAGGCTTATCCTTCGCCAATAGCAGGTTCAGGTACTCAATGTATTGTCGGGCTTTGGCCTCTTGGTCTCGGAAAAACGCCTCTTTCTTAGCGAAGTCGAAAAAATCATAGTGATAGAACTGCAGCCTTAGTGCTGCCAGTTCGGGGCGAGGGGTATCGTCCTCAGGAATTTCTGCATCTATAGGCCTGACAACTGCGTCGAAACAGTTTGTGTGGCCCTGAATATCTGTGAATGCCTGGCAGAGCTCGCGCGTTGTGATTTCAAGCGATAGCTCGCAGATCTTGAGGGCGAGATCCCTAAGGATTGAAGTCATCAATTCCGTGGTCAGCCTGTGTTGTTTCATGGCTCAGTTGTCCTCTGGGTTCGGCCTGCCTTTCAGGCACTTATTGTCTGGTCCCTTGTCGAACGGGCAGTTGCAGTCCGGATACGTGCACACAATTTGTTTTCGTGACGTGTCACGATCCGCCAGAACCAGGCGCACGATGTATTCGGTTTGGTCTGTATAACCGCGGAGTTCAGATGCCTCGGCTATCGCCTCTCTTTCGGTGGCCGTGATCTTCATCCGGAACTCTGCTACGCCGAGCGCCTTATCCCGTTCTCTTTCTCGGCGTTTTCGCTCTTTTGCGCTTACAGCCATGACTGGATTCAGGGCAGCGTTTGCGCTGTGGGTCTAGCGATGGCTTCAGACGAGCCGTTGCCGTAATCCCAGCCGGTGTAGCTCTGGCAATTAAGCCTGCTGAGGTTGTCTGCCACCTGGTCGATCGCCTCGCTGCTCATAAACTTCTTCAGGCTGGTGCCGGTGGTCATCAGGAACGTGAACAACTGCAGTGCCTGGCGCATGCGGTTGGGGTCCAGGTACTGAAACTCGCTCACGTTCAGAGGGTTGAGCTCGCCATCCCACAGCGCCAGCAGAAAGTTGCCGGCGTGGCGGGCGTCGCTTCCGGTACCGGAGCTTGCAAGTTCGTGGAGCTCATGCAGTGCGCGCTCGATGTCGTTGGCGCTGGCTTTCAGCGTGATCATGATGTGGTCCTCACTTTTTCTGGCTATCCACCACACGCAGGCGAGGGCGGAGACGAGTAACAACAGGTGGCTGGTCATTGGCGGCTTCCTCCAGGTGAGCTCGGTACCGGAATCCTTCCTGCTTCCACACCAGGCGTTTGCCCTGGGCATTCGCGAAGCGGATCAGATCGATAACGCGGGTGTTCTCCGGCAGATCAAGATGCATGGGATTCCTCCTGGTGGCTGGCGTTTAGACTGGTTTTCATCGTGACTCCTTGTGTCAGGCCGCGTTGACCTGGTCCCACTCCCGGCGGGCTTTGGTGCGTTGTTCGTCGATGTAGTTGGCCAGATCCTGCGCGCTGACCAGCCATGGGCTCTTCTGTGTGCCGCCCCGGTAGGCCGTGACTGGCAGCTGTTGGCGAGCCGCTCGCTTCTTGGCCATGTCTGGCTTCAGCCCGAAGAACTTCTCGCACACGTCCTCAAGCGGAATCTCGGCGGTACCGAACTCAGCCATCAGTGCGAAAAACGTGGAAATCTGCTTCACGAGGCCTCCTGAATGTCGATCTGCTCTGCGAACTCTTTGCGCAGGAATTCCAGGCCGGCAGGGCTCACCAGTGTTTTGGCGCTGTGCTGCAAGCCGCGAACAGGGTGGTTGAACGCCTTGGTTTCAACCTTGAACAGGCCGCGCTGCGTGTACCGCCAGTTGGGCAGGCGCTGGTGATCCAGAATGCCGCGGCTCTTCAGCGTGCGGATCATCTTGCGTGGGCCAAGGTTCAGCGTTTTCGCGGCTTCGGCGAGGGTGATGTACTCGGGGATCATGCGGCCTCCCTGTCTCCGGTGAGAAGATCATCAAGGTTGGTTGGCATAACGATGGGGTAGTCGTCGGCATCCCGACGGTTGGTGACTCGCACCCGGGCAACTCGCGGGGTGCGAACCGTGGCAGGCTGATCGCTGACACCTGGCAACGCGTTGCCGAGGATCAGAGCGCCGATCGCCAGCTGCCTGGCTTTGATCAGACCTGCCTTCCAGGCGCGGCTGATCAGCAGCTGCCGGTTGGGTGCTTCGAAGTGACGCAGAAGGCTGATCATGTGGAACTTCACCGTGCCCAGCGTGATGCCAAGGATCATGCCGATGGATTCGTTTTCTTTGCCTTCCGCCACCCAGACCAGCACTTCCTGCTGACGTGGTGTGAGGGTGCCCTGAGGGTCTTGGATTTCGAATTCTGCGCCTGCAATGTTAGTCATAAGATGCCACGACGTTATCAATCTGACTTTATCGTAGACAATGGCTAACATTACCGTCAATACCATGACGGTTATTTTTTACTATTTCTGGGTTATTTCGGGGGGCAGGGCGAGTGGGTAATTTGCTCAGTGAATAAAAAAGCCCCGGAAGCTTTGGCTTGCGGGGCTTTTTTGTAGCGGGAGGCTACTTTTTGATAAAGCTTTTCTTTTGGTATATTTCTGCCCGCTTCAAGCGACCAATAAGGCGAACCATGCGAGATATGCGGGATCGCTGCTTTTCAAAACCTCGTTCTTCATGCTCCATGTTCAGCGTCACAGACTTTCTGACTTCAGCAAAATCCTTGTACGGAATTTCACGCTGTGAACTGAGAGAAGAGATCTGCTGTGTAAAGAAAATGCAATTAGCGACGGCGGAGCTTAGTTGTGCTGGTACTATTTTGCTGTCTGCATCCTTCCAGTATTCGACGGCAATTTCCTCAAGCTCCTCGATTTTCACGAGCGCGACGTCAATTGCTTTGTTTGTTTCTGTGTTATCGGCTATTTCTCTGGTTTGTCGACCTCGTACACGCCAACCCCACAAGGCGACTGCCCAGCCTGCTAGAGCAACAAGCCAGCGCATTATCGCATCAGCGACCTGGAGGCTGCTGCTCGATTCCTCAATCATGACGCGCGATTTCCAGCCTCAGTGGATGCTTCGAGCAAATAGCTTTTAACCTCTTCGGCGAGACTTGGGTCTTCATCAGACTTGATATGCTGGCTAATAACTTTCGCCTGCGCATCCGTTATGACTCGCAGCCTAACGAGACCTCCAAATGCCTCTTCAAGAAACGAAGAGCCATAGCCGAACGTCCCATCAAGGTCAATTTCCAAATCAGTGCCGGCCTCTTTAATTGCCGGCTCTAACACCTTTTGACGAAACTCTTCACCTGAGTAGGGCCCGAGTTTGGCGTAACGCGGACCCGGAAACTCGGTGAAATCTTTTACTCTAATAGTCTTCACGCTTCTAACTCCTGGATCGGGACCGTCCATTCGATGACAGTGCCCCGTATCGAAAGTTTTTGCTCATCCTTTACTGCCCAAGGGACAACTTTTCCCGAGCGAGATATCTTGTTGCTCCCACGGAAGCAGCCTTTATTACTATAGATCGTTAAATTGGCCTCCTGGTAGTGATCCAGAAGCCCAAGAATATCCTTACCACCCTTGCCACGATGTTTCTGCTGAGTCCTGCTTTTGCTCAAGTAGGTAGAGGCGTGGATGAGATCCGAATCGTTATTGCCGCTGATATTTAGAAATTCCAGAACAGCCTTCAGCCTTGCTTGAGAGTGCTTTTGTGGAACGGTGGTCGGAATTCCTACGCCGAGATCACAGACCACTATGATCAACCGGTTCATATTGATGCCAACGAACATCCACCAACGGCTATCTGAAACGTTCAGTCCATCAGGTCTGACTGTGGGATAAGCATGGTCAACGCAATTGGATATGGCTTCAATAGCCCCCCGATACAGTCTTCGCTTAGCTTCAGGTGCTAACTTATCGTCGACTTGGTTGATCAATGAGCCAGCAATGCTTCCCTCCGCAACGACACCTTGGCTGTAACGCCAGCAAGAAACATTTGGATAGGATGGGACATTCCTTTCTGGCTTTCCAATTAACTTAAAGAAACCGATCTGGTTGAGGATGCTCTCGATTAAGAACGATTCGTTGCCGTACTTCGAATCGTGGCGACGAGGAGGCCGGGTGCAGTCGATTTTCGTACTTGGAAAGTGGGAGACGAGTCTATCTAGTTCAGCAATGAACAGAAGTCCAGCCGCTGCTGATATTGATTTCGTATCCCGAAAACAAATTCTGACCTTTCGATTTCTCGAAATCGCTTGTCTCAATTCCTGTAGAAAGCGAACCGTTCTGGTGTGGTCGCTACCTCGATACAAATTGATTTGAGGTGGAGCTTTAATCTCAACGGCCCAACTGTGCTTGATCATCCGCTCGCGTCTTTTCTTTCGGCGGATTAAACGCTCTTCATGATGGGCTTTTGAGTGCCGAATTGATCGCCAGTGCCGTTTATCGTCAATTTTCTTCTTTAAACCTGGCGGCAAGCTGCTTTTTTTCATGTTACTTCACTGCGAAATCGTTGGAGAAAGCGCGCGGCACCGACTTACTCAGCTTTCTTGGTGGCTGCTATGGCGTTCAGTGTTTGGGTCAAAGCATCCGCGAGTGCGGGTGTGAAGATTTTCGCAGTGGTCAAATGGGACGCGCACTGAACAAATCTGGCGTGCTCAGGAGAGGCTTGGGCAATTTCCACCATCGGTGACAGAGGAGGGAGTTCATCGGCATCTTCATATGTCTTGGGTCCTTCACCAAAAGCCAACCACCAGAACCTGTAACCGGTGAGGTCTGCTATGCCCCTCAAGTTGTCCAGGTTGATCGACCCACGTCTCTTCCAGTTGAGAACCGATGTTCTAGCAACGCCTAGTCTCTCGGCGATCTCGTTCATGTTGAGAGGGCCGTTCTCGACAGCTTCCTTAAGCCTGCTGGCTCTGGCGTTTTCCGAATCGTCTTTCATGAGCGTGATGTTAGCCTTTAACTAATTATTAAGTAAGTCATACCTGTGGACATCGTGATAGCCTTTGGCTACGATCAATTTGCTAACAAAGGGGTATCCTATGGCTATAGAGATTGTTGAGAAGATTGCCGACTGCTTGGGGAGCAAGGCTGAAGTGGCTCGAATCTGTGGAGTTCGGCCGCCGAGCCTGCATGGCTGGGTCCGTATTCCTGACTGTCATGTTCTGAAGATTGAGGCTGCAGTGAAGGCAAAAGGCGGTGACATTGATCGTTACTCCATGCGTCCGGACATTTTCGGCGAGTCTCCAGAGGCTACCGGGCAACAGTCTGTTGCGTAACTGACCAAGTGGATGGGGTGAATAATGGTTGAGCAATTCCAGCACTGCGTAGAGGGAAAGCTCGATGCGTTCACAGTGGAATGATGCCGAGGATGAAGCTCTGCAGGGGCTGACGCCTGAGGCTCAGGTGATCTATCTGCGGGGCTTTCGGCGCTATATGGACTACCGAACGGGCGTGGCGGGTGGCCGTGCCCGCAAGCTTTCCTATCGTGCCCTGGCCGAACTGATCGCTGTGGATCCGGACTGGGGAAGCCAGCGCAAGCGGGCGGAGACCCCATCCCTTGGCCGTGTGCGTGCTCGTGTGGCGGAGCTGGAGCGGGCTGGCCTGGTGGTGAACCATGAATCCAGTCGCAGCCGGGGCCTTGTTTTTAAACTGCCTTTGGCGGATACGGGATCAGTCCGTCCAGAAAAGGAACAACACAAGGAACAACACAGGGAGCAACACAAGGAACCGCATAGCGGGAAAGTGATTAACCTCCCGAAAAAACAGGAAATAGATCCAGCAGAGCAGGGGAGGAACGACACAGGGAGCAACACAGGGAACGACACTAGGAACAACACACATCTGTATAACTCTACTGTACTTAACTCTACTAACGCGGGTGCGCGCAATAATGAGGCGTGGCCTGACGCCTTCCAGCCCCAGCAGCCAGACGAATGGGGTTCCTTCCTTGGCCGAGAGAGGCAATGGGCCTACCACCGGGTAGCTCGCCCGAAGCTGATTGCCCTGTACCAGCACTGGACACGGCTGGGGCTCACCATTGGTGACATGCGCCAGATCATGAGCGTTGCAGAGGCCAATCTGGGCCGTGTTCCCGATGGCCCGGAGTACTACAAGCCCTTCTCAGAGAGCTATGCCCGTGAGCGGGACAGGCTCAACCAGGATCTTCTAAACAACCAGCAGCGAGGTGCCAATGACACAGGTGCGCCAGATCCACAGCATCGTTCAAGGCGTGACGAACGATCTGCAGTCCAGCGACAACTCTCCGATCCAGACTACGCACTCGAGCACTGGTGATCGGTTCACTCAGGAGCAAAAGCGCAAAACGGTGCTGTTCTTCAACCGGCTGCAGCTGATCTACGGGCACCGCTTCACGGTGCAGTGGCCGGATGAGAAAACCATCAGGCTAGCCCGCAGGGAGTGGGCAGGCGAAGTGGATGCACTGAGCTGGGAGCAGCTTGAAACGGCTTTGAGCCGTGCCAAGGTGAAGCTGATCGAGGGTGACGGGGATTTCTACTGGCCGGATGTGGGCCGGATTCTGGGGCTGGCTCGGGACCGAAAAAGCGCTGCTCACCGGGCGTTCCAGCCGGCGTTGCCAGAAGGCGACACTGTAAAGCAGTCCAGGCGCAAGGCTGCCCGCAAGGGCATGGCGCGGGTGTGGTCGATCCTTGGAGGTGGCCATGCTGAGTGATACCCAGCAACGGCTGACCGAGTGGGCCCGCTGGGTGCGCACCAGCGACAGTGGTTTGCGCATGGGCTTCAACCGGGTGAGCCTGGTGCCGGCTGGCTCTGTGGCCATGCCAGTCTGTACCGATGAGGAGGCCCTAGCCGTGGACCGTGCCATTGCCCGCCTGAGGCGGCGCGACAAGGACATGGCCGATATTCTGGTGATGGTTTACTCCTACGGGTTCAGCATGGCGCGTGTTGCGAGGGAGTCTGGAGTGGGAAGCCGTGAGCGCGTGCGTTACCTGCTGGGCTCTGCTGAGGCGTGGATCGACTGTGCTCTTGATTTCCAAAAGATAACGTCGTGATCAGAATGTTGACATCCTGCATGCAGAAAACTACTCTCTTTTCCGTAAGGTGCAGGAAGTGCATCTGAGGACTCGCAGCAAATACTCTTGATACTCCTTCAACCCGGCCTGGTGCCGGGTTTTTTTATAATCCGCTATGGTACCGTTTGAATATTCCATATGCGGGATTGGAGGACAGATTGAAAAAGGCTTGGTTGAAGTCTCAGTACTGGATGTTGCTAAAGCTGCTCAAGTGGCATCGACACTTCAGTAGGATAAGCTCGGATGGACCTCCAACGGGCCATTATGACACTTACTGGGTCTACGCAGCCGAGGATAGAACCGTCAATAACTCTCAGAGCGGCCAGGCAGAATCCGAGGTTGTCTATCTGCTTGAATCGTCCTCGCAAGGTCATCTTCTCGCTCGAAGAAGAGCAGAAACGGAAAAATCGAAGCAATATCCGCGCAAAAAAATTGGTCCTGAATTTCTCGACCGCAAAGACGTGGAAATTCGTCATTACTATCGGAGCACTGCTTTCACGCATAGAAGTATTGTTGGGTGCTTTTTATCGCGCATTTTCTTTCTGTTTTGGGGGCGTTGGCTTTTTGAGGCAGCGGTTGAGGGCTTTAATAACTGGCTTTATCGGCGAAACTTCCGAATTATCGACGATAGAATTTCGGTCTTAAGAGCGGTTATTGCGCTATCGGATGCTGGAGTTGACGCGTGCTACGGGATGCGGGTAGCGATACAAATACACGGAAGCAGATTTTTGAGCATGGACGACAAGCGAGAGCTTGTTTGTGCGAGGTTGGAACGTGTCCTTAGTTCGCTTGCCGCAGATGGCTACTTACAGGCTGGTCCGGGTGGTTTCAGGGCAACGGGTAAAACGTTGTCCGGATTGCTGGAGCTGGAGAAGGATATCAGGCGAGAGCGCTCTGCTCGGTTCAGTCAGGTGATGATGATAATTCTGACGGCCATTCTTGCATTGTCGAGCGTGTGTGCGCTTTGGTTTGAGTATCTTGATATGGAGAACAAGCCCTTTTAATCGAGGGCATTGATTGACAAACCCGGCCTTGTGCCGGGTTTTTTTATGGGTGAAATCATGAACAGACAACTTCTCCTGAAGCAGCTTGAGCGTCATGAGGGCCTCAGGCTGAAGCCATACCGTGACACGGTTGGGAAACTCACCGTTGGCTATGGCCGCAACCTGGACGATCGCGGGATCAGTGAGGACGAAGCCGGCTTCATGCTGGATAACGACATCGACCAGGTGGAGCGGGAGCTGGAGCGTATGCCCCTGTACCTGAGCCTGGATCCGATCCGGCAGGTGGTTCTGGCCAACATGGCGTTCAACATGGGCGTGCCCACGCTGCTGGAGTTCCGGCGCATGTTGGGTGCTCTGGCTGAGAAGGATTGGGATAGGGCAGCTGCCGAGATGATGGATAGCAAATGGGCCCGGCAGGTAGGTAGTCGCGCGGTGGAGCTTTCTGAACTGATGCGGCGGGGTGAGGCCCCGCAATGAGTGAGGAGATGA